AGTCGTCGCCACCGCGGGCTGTAGTCGCCTTAAAGGTTCCCTAAGCATCGCCGCCCAGCTCCTTGTAGGCCGCCACGATGGGCTGTGCTTCGCGTAGGAACTGCTTACGTAAGGCGTCGTCCGCCTTGATATAGCGCAGCCCACGGTTAGCCACCCACTGCGCCACGCGGATCACTGGCGACAGGAAAGGCTTGGGCTCGCCGGGCTCGCTGGTGGTGATGGGGTCGGGCAACATTTCAGCCCACAGCATAATCTGACGCACGACGCCAGGCTCCCCGCTGTTTAGCTTGTGCTGATGCGCGGCCACGCGCTCGTATCGCTTGGCCTGTTCGTCGGTGATGCCAGCGCTCTCGACCAGCTTTGCCACGTCCTCGCCGTCTGCCCTGGCTTGGCCGATAATGTTGCCAGCCTTGGCCGCCAGTCCAATCACCTCGCCTACCTGTGCCAGCGCGTCCTCTCGCTTCTTGTTAAGTTCCCTGATTACTTGTTTGAGTGTTTGCATTTCTTTAGCCCTTTCGTCAGCGCCGTTAGGTTGAATTTGGGCGTCTCACGCCGGCGCTTGTCATGGTGTGCCCGTGCTCTCTGTTCGTAAGATTTGCGTGCCCTCTCGCTTTTGGCGGCCCTGAACCGGATCCCTAGCCGGTCAGCCACATCCAGCGCCTTCTTGCTCACGGCCTGTTTCGTTATGTTGAAGCGCTTGGCCACCGATGTCATGGATTCGGTGGACCTGTTGAGGACGATCGACAGCACCGCCTGGTCTAGGGTGTCGGTCATGTTCTGCATTACCGGGTGGTCTGGCACCTTGGCCGCCAGATATTCAAAGCAGAATACCGTGTTTTTAATTGGGCAAGTTGTGACCGTTATCACCGTGTACGCCTCCCGGACTAGGTCGGTAAGGCTGTCGATCCGGCTCGCCGGATGAAGGTCATTGGAAGGCAGGCGGTCGATTAGTTCCTGATCCATCATACGCCGCAACCTTCAAGATGTTCAGTGGGTTCAGACTTCACCTTCAAGATCCCCCTAAAGGGGGGGATCTTGATGGTGGTATCGTCAACCGATCTTGAAGGTACCCTCAAATTAACTTGATGGTTAAAAAGGTTCATTCGCATTGTCCCCTAAAAGGTATGTACCGTTGTCCTGTTTCAGAATTGTGCCGTCCTCAAGCGCCTTATCGACCATCCTATAAGCCGTCGATCCTGAGCAATTAACCGTTTTGGAAATCCACTGCTCCAGCGCCTTTCTGCTGCACGGGTAATCCTTGTACTGACCAAAGTTTACCATCATGGCCTCCGGTCCCGGCTTCTTTTTTGCCGGATGCCCTGCCTCAACCCAAGCCAGTCCATGGTCCGAGTGCCGAAGAAACACAGAAGGGTGCACAGCAGCCTTTGTCGCGCAAATTTCGCCCGCCCTATGCGATTGCTGGAGGCCGCTACGCTTGCCTCGCTTTGATACCTCCAGCCGGTAGACATCCGTCCCCTCGTCATCTTGGCCGGCCGGCGCCAACGTCACCACAGCCCTAGCCCAGTTGGTGAGCTCGCTCGAACCGAAGCCGCTATAAGCCTTGTCGTGGCCGGTATAGCCTGACCCGTCACGGGTTGGCTTGGGAGTGTGGTGGATCAACATCCAAGCAAAGCCGCCAGACAAGGCCAACGGGTTAAGCATGTTGCGCAAAAAGCCGCTGGCCGTCTCTTGGCTGGAAAGGTCGCCACCGATAAAGGCCAGCAGCGGATCCGCCCAAGTCAGGTGCGGCCGGTACTTTTCTACCAATCTGCGGGCCCGATCGACAAACGTGGCCCCGGTCGAGGTGCAATCCCGGACAATGATGACGTTTTCTTTCACCATTTGTAGCTCTTTATCTGACAGGCTCATGGATCTAATGACCCCTTGAACCGCCTCGGCCACGTCGCCCTCGTCGTTCTCGGCCTGTATAATCAGGCTGCGCAATCCATCCCCGGTCGGGGTAATACCAAAGAAGGAGCGGCCAATCGCCCAAGTGATCGCGGCCTGTAAGCACAGGACCGACTTGCCCAATCCGGAGGATCCCACCCACAACGCCGACCCGCCTTTGCAAATCCACCTCTTGCCCAGCAACGTGGTTTCATCAGCTTCGTCCCTAAAATCCAGCAGCTTATCCCAGCTAAGTGCCTCCGGAATGTCCCCATATACCGTCCACTCCTTCCACTGCAAAAATGTCCTAGTCGGGGCACCACATTCAACCAGCTCCTGAACTTGTCCGGTCTGCTTGCGCACCGCTCCCGGAAGCCGCGACAAGCGCCCCGGGTCCTTGTTTGCGCTGTCCGGCTTGGCGTGAGCCAGGTGCTTGTAAATAAATTCCACCTGCTCATCAAATTCCTTCCTGCTGGAGGCATCCACCCGGACCCATCCATGCAGGCTGCGCCCACCTGATCTGATGATACAGCTGGTCGGAAGTGCGGCTTTTTTCAAAATCGCCCACTGCTCCTCCAGCGTGCTTTCGTCGAACTCGACCAGGCAGTGCCGGTATCTGGCAACGTGCTCTGCCTTGCGCCCCTTGCCGTTGTTTGGGTTGATGGAGCAATAAACGCCGACGGCGGAGCCCTGCCACTTTTCAAGACCTCCATCCTTAAGCAGCTCGATCCACTCCTCCCGGGTTCGGGTTTCCCCTGCTCCGTCCGGCCGCTCCCGCTCCCCGTCCCAAACTGACCTGCAGATGTTAATGTTTTCTCCTACCTCAAAACACGCGGCCAAAAACTTCTCCACCGGAGTCTCCTCGACTGATTTGGGCATTGGCGGAATTGCCGCCACGTCCCGTAGGATTGTCAGGTTTTGAAGGCGATACTTGGACCCCGGCACCCACGGCTCCCGCGGGGCCTTGGTGTAGGCGCTTCTGACCGCCGCCAACGCCTCCCGCTGGGTCAGCCCCACCTTGTGCGCCCAGATGTCGGCCTCCACCTCCGCGTCCTCGATCGACATGCCCTGGTCGCGGAACTGGCAGGCCAGCTTAAACAGCTGGTTGTTGCGCTCCCCCTCTGGTGCGCCGTTTTCGTATATCGACCGGACGGCTGGGGCAAGGGGGACGGTCATTTGGATGCCTTGGCTTTCATGTCGCGCTCGCGGTAATACTCGGCCCGTTTCAGAAGCTCCTTAATCACCACGTGGCCCAGCTCAAAACATTCCAAGGCCCGCTGCAGTTTCCAATGCAGGCCGATGGCCATTTTCTGGTCCTTCATAGCCTCGCGCAGCTTGGAAATGCCACGGCGCTGGCAGTCGTCGGTGCAGCGGATGCGTTTTACGGACATTTTAAGCCGCCTGCTGATCTAGGTCTTTAGCAATCAGTTTTAATCCAAGTTTTTTTAGTGCGCTTTCCATGCCCTCGTACTCCCAATCTCCGGTAACTCGAATAGTAATCCTGATTGAGTCGTAGTCGTAGTTTATGGGGTCATAGGAATAAATTTTTTTGCCTTTTGCATCCTGCAAAAGGACCTCGGCGCCGCATTCAAAGAAAAAAGACAAATCGGTGTAACCACCATGACCAGCATCTCCGCCCATTTTTTCGGTTGTTCTATATGTTATCCCAACATGTTCAGGAATTTGTGCCGGCACCTTAATGTGTGTTTTAATTTGATTATTTATTATCATTTTTCTCCTTTGGTTCTCTCTGACGCGGTATTCCTCCGCATCAAAATTTGTCTCTTTCTTTGGTCCACTGCCCCATTCCGTAGCGCATAGGATTCTTTTTAATTTTTTCCAGCACCGCAGCCCACTCCTCCATCGTCCAGGAGCCGATGATGCGGGCGGAGAAAAAGGAGATGAGGTCTTGAAGCGTCATTCGACAACAAGCCCAGATGATTTTGGCAGTTTGGCAAAAGTCGCATGATAATAATACTCAAGCGCCTTGCAGGTTTTGCTAAACAAGTCTTCTGCTGCCAATGCGCTAAATCCAACGCCCTCCGCCATCTTTATATATTTCTCTTTAACTCCCTGCTCATCCAGCAGGTGCCACAGCAAGTCTATGGTTTGATTATATAGCAAACATGGATTAAGAAGTTTTCTCTCTTCCACAATCCTGTCATATTCGATGCGGGATTTTTCTCCCGCATCTTTTACCATTTTATTGTATTGTTCGTGTGTCATTTTATTTCAACGCACTCCCGTCCTGAGTTATAGTCATTCCCTTCGTCACCATTTTTATCAATAAAGTGTTTGTGATTTGTCCAAACTATCGACGACACCTCTCGTAAGGCGCTTGTTCCACCCATCCAATATTTATCATTTGTTGTTCTTAAAGATTGGACAACTGCAACAGTATTCGGCTTCTCCAAAAGCATTTTTGCCAGTTCGTGCGTGGTCATTTCCGCCTACCCCACAAGTGCTCGACAAACACCCAAACGCAATAGAGCACCGTCAGCATGACAAAAAACTCAGCGTCGATTCCTTCACGCCACCACTTGCGAGCCGTGCCGATCATGCCAGTGATAACGGCAACAGCACCCACGGCCGTAACCGCCATTACTATAAACTTGTCGTAGCGGCTCACAGCACCGGCTCCGGCATTGGGCCAACCAGCTTCCACCTATGCGTGCTTTTATCGTATGCAATCGGATAGCCCATGAGGTCGCGCAGCAAGTCGATATCCCGGCTGACTGTCTTGTAACTGACCTCAAACTCCTGCGCTACTTTCTCGCAGCTGGGCAGCTCGCCGTTCTTGCGCAACAGCTCCGCTATCCACCGGCACCGGCGCATGACGGGCCGCGTCTTGCACGTCTCCTCACGCTTTTTAAGACTGATGCGTTTCACAACCAGCCGCTCCAGGCCATGCACGAGTTGATGTAAATCATCTTCTTTCCTCCTGCATTCCTGCCTCAAAAACAGCGTTGAACTCGTCTTGAGTGAGTTTTGTTTTTGCGCTTTCTACAAGGACTTTGCGCTTATTGTGCCAATCAGCTTGATTTTCTTCAGCTGCCTCGATTTCTGCCTGTCTTATAGACTGCTCAAGACATCTTCGGTCATCATCCCATGCGGAGTAATCTTCGGGGCACGCGACAATCTTTGGATCAAAGGGGAACCAGCGAGCGGGCTGATGTATGGTTGTGTCTAAAAATTCTCCGTCCGGAAAGTAGGCAACCTTGTCTCTGACGACAAAATATCCCCAATCAATATTGTAATAATGCCCATCTCCAAGCCCAATCTTCGGAGCAACCATGGCCTCCAGAATTGTCGCTCCGCTTAGGCGTACGCTCACAGTCCGCCATCTCCCCGCAGCCGGTCGATCAGATCGTTCTCCCTGGCCTCGGCCGCAATCAGCGCCTCCCGCGCCTCCTTAAGCTGGCGCTCTAGCGAGCGGCAGCGGTCCGCCAATTGGCGGGCGATGGATTGGTCGGGCAGGACAATGTAATCCGCAGGGAGCTCGCTCATTTGCTGGCCCTCGGGTCGTAGTTTTTCATCCAGCGCCAGATGGACAGCACATTCTTGAAAACCTCAAACGCCTCCTCCACTTCCTCCGGCGTCCATAGCTTGTTCTCAATGGCGCCTGTGGCTGGGTCGATGTAGACCGAGCGCGCCGCCACCGGCTCGTCGAACACGGCAAATGCGTAAGCGGACAACTGCAGGATGTCCGTGTCATAGCTGTCCACCTTGTGCGGCTCGTCATGGGTGGCGTGACCCGGCATGTCCGGAATCAGTTTTCCGACTTTCTTAAACTTTCGGGTTTTGAAATCCACCACCTCGGTCGTCTGCTCGTGCTTGTCGCCCCATTCACAAATCAAATCCACGCGTCCGGCGTAGCCCTCCTCGTGGTTCACCACCACCTCCTCGCACTTGTGAACCTTGAGCACGCGCCGCGACCAGAATTTAAGGCTTTCCCAATGGGGCCTAAATCCAGATCGGAGCTCGGCCGGCTCCCGGCCATCCAGCGCCGCCTCCGCCAGCTCGTGCACGTACGTCCCGCGGTCTGCGGCCGCCTGCAATTCCTCCTTGCCTGCCGCGACCACCCTCTTGGCAAAGTCCGGATCCGCCTCGCCGTCCAATCTGGGCAGTGTCAGCGATTGCAGGATGGCAGTCTCCTGCTTCCAGTTGTCCAGTCCAGGCCGTGCCAGCACTGCCCCAAGGATTGTTGTTGGGCTTGGGTAGGCTTTCTGCTTTTTGGCTTGGCGCAAGTCACCATGGCACGCCTCACCCGTTTGCAGGTAGTAGTGGCCTGTCTCCTTTTGAGCGGTGGCAATTAACTGAGGCACAGCCTTACGCCTTCCAGCTGCGGATCACCGGCACCGCCATCATAAACGTGAAGACGGCAAACACCGGGATCGCGATTCGTAGGAATGTTTCAATCATGTTTTCCTTTCCGGAAGCCGGCGCCAGTTGGGGGAACTGACGCCGGCCCCCTTGGTTTCTTCTCGTGGTTTCTCCGACAGGGTTAAAACGGGACGTTGTCGTCGTCCTTGCCAGCGGTAGAAGCCGCCACAGCAACTGCGGGCTTGGGCTTGCGGTCCTCAAACCGGACAAAGTCCGGATCCACCTTCAGCTTGGCCTTTCCCGGCTTTTGCACGCTCTGGACATTCGCGTAGGTGGTTCCGTCCCGCTCGTTGTGGGTCACAACGATCTGGCAGTTTTGTCCGATCAGCTTTTCCAGATCGAAGTTGTTCGGCGGCGGCTTGCCAAACCAAGACTTCAAGTCCTTAGCCAGGCTCGACTTCTCGTGGAGCGTCAGGCCGTACCGGCGGCCGATGCTGTAGGGCCGCCCGTCCTCCATCTTGGTGCCCAGTTGCCAGACCAGCCGCACCTTGTGCTGGGATTTTGTTTCCCCTTTCCAGGTCGTTT